GTCCAGCCCCAGCGATTTACAAGATATTCAAGTGTAGCATCAAACTTACCTACAGCCCATGTAGCCATACGTGTGTCTTTGAACCAAAACAAAAATGCAGCACCAAAAAGTGATCCTGCTATTGCTGTATAAATCCAAAGGCGGTCGTCCGCCATTCTTTCAATCATTTCCCACATAGTATCCCTCTTTCATTAACTATGTGTATTTATTAAAATAGTTAGTTAACTATCTTGCCAATGCCCCAGAATGATAACAGCATGAATCCAAACACGCTTACTTGAATAATTGAAGCCCAAAAGACTTGTTTCATTGGATGTACTTCTACTAATTTTTCTACCCACGATTCGCTTGGTGATAGATTTATTACCTGTAGTGCTTTACGATGCATTTTGTCTGACTTGCGTTGCATCATACGTTCTAAAAAACGATCAAGCATGTCCTCTTCGAACTAGTTCTCTTTTAACTTTTTGAATTATTTTTGGTTGGGCACTACTTTTTTCTAAGTATTCATTTAATTCACTAAGTGGGGTAGACTTCATATAGAAGTGTTGTGTTTTATTTTTACCCGATGCTTTGTCTTTAACAGTTTGTGATGGTTTAAATTTTTCTGGCATTAGTTAGGTCCTCCGTTGTGCTTGCGTTTTGCTTTCTTTTCGTCCCAGTCTTTTAGAGCTTTCTTAATTGAATCCTCTGCTAGTACAGAACAGTGTAATTTGATTGGAGGTAATTCTAATGCATCTGCAATATCTTTGTCTTTGATTTCTAATGCCTGTGTCATAGTGAGTCCTTTAAGCATTTCAACAAACATTGTTGAACTTGCTATTGCACTACCGCAACCATATGTTTTAAATTTTACGTCTTCAATAACATCAGTGTCAGGATTGACTTTTAGGTCAAGTTTCATAACATCGCCACATGCTGGTGCGCCTGTCATGCCTGTTGCTACATTAGGATCGTTAGGGTCAAAGCGTCCTACGCCGTGACTTGCTGGGTTGTTCAGAACGTCCTCAAAACGCTGAACTACTTTATCTGAATATGCCATAAAATTTAGTTATTTTAATGTAGTATAACAAAACTGTAATAATTTGTCAACCTTTAGAAAGAACAATTTATTGTTGCTTTAGGGTTAACTTTTTCTTTGCTGAGTTCAGCACCAGGATCCAATGTACAACTAGATTGTGAAGAACAACTACTGAGTAGTATCGTTAGCAGGATCAGGCTTAACTGCTTCTTCATAATATACAATAATTTCTTTTTGCTGTTCAATGTATCTACGCAGTTCAGCAAAGTTTAGTGATAGATTTTCGTAATCTTTTACACTGATAGCAATCCATGCAGTTTCGCCATTCTTAGAATAAAACTCTTCTTTGAACTCTTCAAAATTGTCTTCGTTAACCACATAGATTTTAACCCTGTTCATATTCACACCTTTAGGGTGTGGAACAATTGGTACTGTAGTTTTAACTGTATTAGTTACTACTTGTATCTGTGGTTCCGGAGTCAGTAGACTGCAACTCGCTAGTAGCGGTATTATCAGTAATAGACTCAAGGTCTTTCCAAAGTTCATCTGTTGCACCTTGCATTCTTGGTTCAATTAATCCTGGCTTCTTAGTAGCCAAGTGTGTCAAATTATGACGTTGTAGAGTAGCACGAAGTTCATCTCCGTACTGCTCTGCTTTTTGTAATTCTGCACTTAGTTGTGTGTTTAGTTCGCCTAGTCTTGCTGATTCTTCATTTACAAGTTTCAAACTTGCTTCACTTACTTCAACAGCAATTTCCATTTTTGCTACATTGGCTCTTGCAGTTTCTAGATCATTTTGTAGTTTTTTAACATACAAGAACCCACCTCCGGCTAAGCCGATAAAAACAAGAACAAATGCAATTTTTAGTGAACTAAACATAGTATTCTTATTTAGTCCAAAAGTTTAGCAAATGTTGCAGGTCCGGCAATACCGTCTGCGGTCAATCCGTTTGCTGCTTGCCACTCTTTCAATGCTCTTTCTGTACCAGGACCAAAGTCACCATCTGCACTAACGCCTAATGCTTCTTGCATAATCTTAACGCCTTCGCCTTTAGCACCTTTGCGTAGTACACCAATGTCGTCAATAATTTCTTGAATATCATCGTCGTCTGCTGCTAAATCTTCAGCATCCATGCCTAGTACTTGCATGGCATGCATGTAACGCTTCTTACGATCGTCTAATCCAATTGAACCACCGTTGATAACTTTAGTCATACGCTTAACGTCATCGGTATCTGCAATGTCATTTAAATTCTTTGCGTCCCAGAACCAGCAAGCTGACTCAATAGCACCTGCTGGAGTTGCTACATATTCTGATGCTTCTTCTGCTGTCATACCAACACTTTTGCCAAAGTTAGTATAGTTCTCACGTCCAGTGAGCTGCTTTAGTCCACGTCCACGGAATCTCCAACCGTCACCTTCTTGTGTGTTGCCCATCTTGTACTTACGGAACTCGTCCATGTATACATAGTTTGCAATCATTTCTGGCTGTCTGTGATATTCGTCTGCATCACGCTTTGGTGCAGCGCCAAAGTAACGTCCAAACACTGCACGAAGTGCTTTTGCTGAATAGTTTAAGTTTTCTTCTAGCTTTCTAAAGCCACCTGATTCGTGAGCGCACTGACTTAGAAAGTGTGCTACTCTACGTTCGTTTGTAATTCCGTATTTAGGTAATAGTTCGCATAGTGCGTCATACCAGTCATCTGCATCTGCGGAAATTATTTCGGCAAGATGTTCTTTTGTGAAATCAAATTCAAAGCTCATATTTAGATCCTTTTTAACACAACGGCTTTATCACCGTTCTCGAAGACTAAGTTGTCTCCATACTTACTTATGTTATAATCACCAAGGTATTTGGTAAGAAAGAGTATTTCTGGATAGCTTTCCATTATGTCAAATTTACCATTAGTGCGTTTAATAACATCTAAAGTATCGCCAAAATCAATAAATTCAAACATCAACGGATCTGCATATTTTTTTCTTATTTTTAATAGGTTTTCGTTAAGATCTACTTGATCTAAAAAACTTTTGTTAAAGAATTCTTTATAGTTACTCATGCGTGATTCTTCAACTTTTAGTCCGTAGTTATCTGGATTATTCGGAACTAGTTCTTCTAGTGTTTCTTGCGATAAATCTTGTGAACGCCAATTTTTATAATATCTAAATTTAAAATCTTCAATTTCGGATAAATTTTTAACGCCGTCAACAATTTCTATAATATTCTCATGTACGTCATTATCTCTTGCAAGTTCTACAAAAACTTTGTAAGTACCATCACTTTGTTCTCCAGCAGTTACATCTGCATCTAGTATAAATCCGTAACCTCTTTCTAAGAAGTTCATTAGATCGTCTGCTGGTGCTTTTTCTTTTAAACTGAAACTTAGTGTAACAATATCTTTATCATCGCCCATCTTACTCGAAAATGAATCGATTTCAAAAACATTATCCATCATATCTCTTAAATCGCCTTCACGTAAACTCATTAGATTGTCTCCTGCGCTGCTGCTTCTGGTGCCGCTTCTGGTGCTACTGCTGCATCTGCAGGCTGCGCTTCGCCTTGTGCTTGTACTTCTGCTGCGTTAGCAGGTTGCTCAGCATATGAACTAGTGTCAATTTCACCTATAATGTCCATAATTAATTTTTTAGGCATTTGAATTTCTACAACCCAAACAGGCTTTCTATCTAGTTTACCTTTTTTACTTCCAGGACGAACATCATCTGGTTTAGTAATTTTTCTTGGAACAACAAGTGATTCTTTTCTGTAGCGTACTTTGCAGTCGTAATCAAGTAAACGCTTGCCGCCCATTGGGTCAGGCATGTTATTCTTATCCCACATAAAGGCACAAGTTACCCAATGTCTTTCAATATTAGGACCCATAGCAAGTTCGCCATCTTCCCAATTTTTGTAAACGTATAAGTCTAGTTCGTCTAAAACTTTTTCAAAATCTTTTAGTACGTTAAACGCTGTATTACTATCATAGATAGATTCAACGTTTTTAATAATGTCCATTACATCTTGCATGTGATACGGTTCCAGTTTCTATTGTATACTTATTTATCAGTTCTACACACATATAGTATAGTTTTTTGTTTGTTACAAGATGGTAAATACTTTTGTAGGACGATGCCTACATTGGCACAGTCCTATTATATTCCATAACTCATAGGAGGACTTAATGGGTGCAAAGAGAAAAGCTCGCGATAAGCGAGTAGCAAACGGTAACAATGTTATCGATTTTAACACAATTCAAAAAAAGAACACAGTTCAATTACTTCCAAGAAACAGACATCAAGAAACATACATACTTAAACTACTAGACGATAGTAAATCAATTGTATTTGCTATAGGACCAGCAGGTACGGGTAAAACAATGTTAGCAGTTCAAACGGCTGTGAAAAAGTTTAAAGAAGGATCAATTGATAAAATCATCGTAACAAGACCGGCAGTATCGGTTGACGAAGATTTAGGATTCTTACCAGGAACGCTAGAAGAAAAAATGGCGCCTTGGACAAGACCTATTTTTGATGTGTTAAGAGATTATTTTGACGCACGACAGATTACAGGCATGATTGAAGAAGGCATTATTGAGATTGCTCCTCTAGCATATATGCGAGGCAGAACGTTTAAAGATGCATACATCATTGCTGATGAAATGCAAAACGCAACCCCTAACCAAATGAAAATGTTACTAACAAGGCTAGGAGAAAATTCCGAAATGGTCGTAACTGGAGATTTAGCTCAAGCAGACAGATTAAAAGATAATGGTTTGTTAGACTTTATTGATCACCTTGAATCACGCGACAACAACAAGCACTTGGACATAGTCCGTTTTGAACAGGGAGACATTGAAAGACATGACGCTGTTAAAGAAGTTCTACAGGTTTATGGAGACGAATAGTTAAACTTTAACTACTTCAATATTAGACTTATTTAAAAACTCAATGCCCTGTGTACTACGATAATCATTTTTGTAGTACACAGCGGCTATTCCACTTTGATAGATTAGTTTAGCACAATCTATACAAGGCGAATGTGTAACAAACATAGTTGCACCATTTCCACTTTCACTGCTTTTTGCTAGTTTAGCAATTGCGTTAGACTCGGCATGTAATACTTCTGGTTTAGTTTTACCTTCGTGTTCGCATTCATTGTCCCAACCACTAGGCATACCATTGTAGCCAATACTAATAATGCGATCATCCTTTACAACAATTGCACCAACATTCAAACGCTTTGCTGAACTTAATTGCGCAAAACGTTCGGCAACATCCATATACGCATCGATAAATTTTTGTTTCATTCTAATATCCACTTCCATTTGAATAAGGATTGCCTGTAAACTCTTGTGCAGTCAAAGTCTTTTTTTTTGAATCTTTTGTAAGCTCGTATACGAGATATTCGTTTGGTGTGCATATACGATCCCACGACAAGTTATGTATAGGCGGTCTTCCCATCGCATCAAAATACGTTTTAACTAGTACATACTTTTGCCCAGGGTGTATTAGTTTACCACTACCTGTGCGCTTCCACCAATACGCTCTTTTATAAAACGCTTGTTGTTGCGGGTCTCCATATGCAGTTGCGCCCATCATTAAATTATCTTTAATCTTTTTGCAAGAGGTTTTAAATGTTCAGGAATATTCCATTTAAAAACTTTACATAAATGTAATCCGCTTCCGCTACCTTCAAGTTCTTTTACACCTTTTTTCATACCAAACCCCAGTCCGCCTTTAGTCTTTGTATGTATTTTAGGATCGTATTGTGATACGTCTGAGTATTGTTTTCTTTTAGCCATATGTTTTATACTGCCATTGGTGCTTTAATTGAATCCATTGGGTTATAATCTTTCAATACAAACATTGTAGGATCTGCTTCCATAATTTCAAACAGTGTACCAAACTCTGGCATTACTAGTGTGGGACCTTTTACAGGAACACGCTGTATCTGTTCTTTAACTTGCTCAAAGTGATTAGTATAGATATGACAGTCGCCGCCAGTCCATACAAAGTCACCTACTTTAAGTCCTAACATTTTAGCCATAATATGTGTAAGCAAACTATAACTTGCAATATTAAACGGAACACCTAAAAACATGTCTGCGCTACGTTGATACAGTTGACAACTTAGTTCGCCGTCTTGTACATGAAATTGCATCATAGTATGACAAGGCGGCAATGCCATTCTATCTACTTCACCAGCATTCCAAGCACTAACAATATGCCTACGACTGTCAGGATCGTTATAAATGTTTTTCATAACTTCAATAATTTGATCTACGTGATGTCCCCTAGCGTTCCAATTACGCCATTGACTACCGTACACAGGACCTAGTTCTTTAACGGTGTCTGTATTTGTATATCCTAAGTCTGCACCTTGTTTGTCGGCATTAGCAGTCCAAATAGTTGTTTTACCTACAAGCTCGTCACGTGGTTTGCCGTAGTGTATTTCAGCAAGCCTACGTTCGTCTGTACTACCTTCTAAGAACCACAGTAGTTCGCTTACAACGCTTTTCCAAGCAAGTCGCTTAGTAGTTACAGCAGGAAATTCGTCACGCAAATTAAAGCGCATTTGATAGCCAAACACACCACGTGTGCCTACACCTGTTCTATCGTTACGATCGTTACCGTTTTCTAAAATATATTCTAGTGCTTCGAGATACTGTTTCATTCTTTTATCTGCTTCTTTTTAATTGGATTGTCGTAATAGTCGTGAGTACCTGCTCTGTATCTTTCTTTACGTTCGCCTAGCATTACACTGCTAGTCCAAACAGCTAAAGCCATACCTGCTAGAATTATTAAACCTACTATAGTATATAATATCTCAATCATCGTTTCTCCCAAATTTCAAATGTTTCACGTTTTCTCCAATAATTAAGTTAGTGGCAAGATTTGCCTAGTGCTTTTAGTCGCCAATAGTTGTAAGGTAAAGGCGTAATAAATCCCGCAAGTAACATAAACGGTATTACCCACCAAGTAAGTATTGCTCCACCTGTAAGTATGACGTCAGTTATATTCATTGCTGCTTCCATTGCAATCATACTGATAAAACTCATACCAATTGCTGTACGAAATGCAAGACGTAATACCATTTGTCTGCTTAGAATAAATGTTTCCAACGCAATGCTTGTAAGCAATCCGTTCATAATAGCTAATGACATTACTTGCCAAACTGACCAAGTATGCTCTATGTTCTGAAATACAAAAATTGTACCAAAATCGCCAATACTACACCCTAACAAACACCAAAGTGTATTAATGCTACTGCGCTTCCAGGTCGATTTACATTTCCAATCTATCATCTTTTCTCCAGGATTTGGAATTTAACTAAATCGTGATCTTCTTCCCACTTAACTTTAAACAAGCTCTCAATCTTTTTCAACGGCAAGTGTGTATCACAATCAAAGTCGCCAGGGATACGACTAATATAAAACTCATCAATAACACCAAGTGTTTGCTCAATGATATTTGGACCGCCAATTACCCAAGTAATAAGGCTAGGATATTCTTCTTCAATACGTTTAACACTTTTATTAAGGTCGCCACTAATGTATTTGTCAGCACCTGGAAACTCTGCAGGGCGACTGGTTGCTAGTACATTTATACGTTTGGGTAACGGACGCGGCATATGAGGATCTTCCCAAGTAGTAGATCCCATAATAACAACATGTCCTGCTGTATTATCTTTAAACCATTTTAAATCTGTGCTGTTATGTGGCCACGGCAGTGTACCGTCTTTACTTACTCCGCCCTTATTATCACACGCTAGGATTGCTTTTATCATTGTCTTCGCCGTACCTTCCGCGGGTTCTATTGCCGTCGCTGTTTAATTCAGTTAGGTCTTGTTGTACCTCTTTATAAGATTTCTTTTTATCAAAAATCCTATCCCAATTGTTTTGCATTTGTTCGTCGGCAATTTGTTGTAATCGACGTCTACTTCCTTTACCCATTTGTTATGTCCTTAATTGGTATTATACCAAATTCTTCGTATTTGTTAGGATATTCATCCCATTCGTTAGCATCTACTGGAGACTCTTTCTTTTCAGTTATATTAATGTTCCAGTCCGAAACTCGTCTATTAATTTCTTCCCATTTTTCCCGTTCTTCGGGACTAATTGCATTTTCTGCTACAATTGCATTTGCAGGACATTCGGGCTCACACACACCACAGTCGATACATTCGTCTGGATTAATTGCTAAGAAGTTATCTGCTTCATAAAAACAATCGACCGGACAAACTGCTACACAATCTGTGTGTTTACATTTAATACAATTATCTGTTACTAAGTATGTCACTACAACCTCGCAAGTTTAATTAGCACTGCGGCTAAGTTAATCTCCGGATCAACTACTAGAGTATGATCCACTAACCCTTGTTTAATAATTATTACTGCACTATCTTGTTGCTCTTCATTTCCGAATAGATCAATATTGTCATACAGCCAACGATAGACTTCTTCCATTTCTTCTGGACGAATTGCGCCACATAATAGTTTACGTGCTTCTTGAATTTTGCCTGCTTTAAACAGTTCAACCATTTCAAGTTTCCAGTCGCTTTCACCTGTGTCACCTTCATTTGGCTTAGTAAGCACACCATCTACACTGTTCATTTGTACTGTATTGATACACTTACGTAAGTCTGGATATGTACCTTTTACATAGGTATCGAGCGTATCCAAATCAGGAGTAACACCTTCGGTAATAAGGATTTCAGCAACTCGAGCTGTGAATTCAGTTTGGTCAATTTTAGCAATGTGGAAACCTTGACACCTACTATGCAAAGCGGGTATAATACGATTTGGATAGTTACAAGTAAGAATGAAACGAGCAGTAGTATGATACTCTTCCATAACACCACGCAACGCCGCTTGAGCGTTTGGGCTAAGATAGTCAGCTTCATCTAGTAATACAACCTTAAAGTCCCCAAATGGGATCATCTGTACAAAGTTTACAATTTTATCACGAACATCATCTACTGAGTTTGTTCGCGATGCGTTAATTTCTAATATGTCTAAGTCGTTTACTTCAAGCTCATTAAACAACAATTTTGCAAGTGTTGTTTTACCAATACCTGCATTACCACTAAACAGCAAATGCGGAATAGTCTTGTCTTTAATCCAAGTCTTTACTTGCGACCTTTGTGCTTCATCTCTAAACACATATCCATCTACCGTCTTAGGACGATACTTTTCTACCCATAATTCTTTCATCTATTTTCCTGCCTTAATCTAAATTGACAATAACTGTTCCAGCCGTATTCATACATCATATATGCTATTATAGCACCAACTACTGGAATTGTAAAGAACGTAGTTAATATTAAATTAGCCATTAATAGTGATGCTGGATAATCATACCAACGTATCATTCGTTGTCTTTCTTTTTTGATTTACGCCCGTAAAAACCGCCGCCTTTAAACTCAAGATTTTCTGTTCGGGCATTCTTCTCACAAATAGTAATTTCCCCACCTTTCTTTAGATACTCGTTAATTAATCTTTGTGTTTCGCTGTCTCGTTCGTTAGGTGGTGGACTCATCATCTATTTGTTACTCCAAAATGTTTATATGATTGTTGTACGCACTTTGCTTGATAATAACAATCAGCTAGTGCATTGTGTAAACTTTCTTGTATTGCTTTACGTGGATCTTGAGGCATCATAGCAAACAGTGTTCTACTATCTCTAATCTGCCAATAGTTCCACGGCGCCGGCTTTTGTGCTTCTTTATATAAATGCTGTAGTATTACAAAGTCAAACGTAGGACCTTGACACCAAATGTAGTCTAGTCCTACACACCATTTGTTTAGTTGACGTAGCATTTCTTGCACATTAACACGTTCTAAATCTTCGCCAAATGCCTCGTCTTGAATTTCTTGTGGCTGCCTCCCCCACCAAGCAAGGGTATTCTCGTCAATAGAACGATTGTAATGTTCAGTTTGTTCTTCTACATCGCCTCGCAAGTACAACGGACTGTGCGGCTCTGCATCAGTAAATGGATCAAACTTAATTGCACCTAAAGTCATTACAACACTGTCAGGCTCCACGCCTAGTGTTTCTAAATCAATCATACCATGAGTTGCCATATTATGACTTCCTATTTTCTTGTCCGATACCTGAAATAATAAGGAATACATATAGCAGAGGCCAGCCCCAGCCTGTTATGTATCCTGTAAGGTGTAGTGCCATTAGTGTAACTCCTGTTACACCAGTAGTTCCAATGCCACTAGTTTGCGGTGTTAATTTCATAAGAAACTCCTAATAATTTATACTATATTATAACGTATAAATCACTAGGAGTCAAGTGTTAATTTAAATTATTTTACAAATTGAGCAAGTTCAGGAGCCTTCCAGCCTTCTGGTTTAAGAACTTTACCATCTTCACGTTTGCGTACTTTGCCTGTATCTGGATCAATCTTAGCGAAATTTGTGTCCATTACTTCTTTCCAAGCCGCTTCTCCGTCCCAGCCAGCGGCACGAATAGCACCCATAGTAACAACAAGAATGTCTACTAGTGCATCAAGTTGCTCTACACGATCATTTGCTAAAATGGCGTCTTTTAGTTCAGTGTATTCTTCTGTAATTAGATCAAGGTACATTACATAGTTTTCTACACTAGGAGGTTGGTCACATGCTGTGCCAAATGTTTCAATATCTTTAAATGGATTTGTCAATTTATCTTGCTCCAAAGTCTTCTGGTTTAGGTGTATCAACTGATCCTGCACCTGTTTTATTACCAAATAGTATATCGTCAGGTGTTTCTGGTTGCCAGCCTAATATGCTTTCTGCTTCTACAGTACGCATAGTTTCAACAGTTCCGTCTTCCATTTCAACTTCAAAGCCTCGAGTCCAACGTCCGTGTTCAATTAAAATCCAGTCACCTATGTCAAATGGATCTTTATTTTCGCTACCTTTAGCTTCTACTAAACCCCAACGAGGTTTAATTCCTCTATCTTTACCGTCATCTGATGAAATAATAATTCCACCTGCGGTAGTTTGTTCACCGAATTCCATACCGCTAACAATTACACGATTTCGAATTGGTCGTACACTACCCTTAACTCTTGTTACTAGTCCTGATGATCCAGCATTAAAATCCATTTACGCCTCGCTTTTTGGTACAAAATTTCCGTCTGCATCTTCGATCCAATCTTCATCATCACCGAATTCAGCAGCCATTTTAGGATCTTCGTTTAATCCTTGCTCTTCAACTTTTTGTTGTGCCTTTGTTTTTGTAGTTTTAGCAACCTTCTGAGCAGGTACTTCATCTACTTTAGATTCAGTTTCGGGCATAGGTTCGTCTGGTACTTTATTTGTTGTTTCGTAATATTCTCGCATAAGATCTTCACGTTTACGAATAACTTTACCACCTGGTCCTAACTCGTCACCGCGAGCATTTACACGAGCATTACCTACTGCCGGTGTAAGTTCATTTCTTTGTTCTAGTTGATCCATGTCAACCATTTTTCCACGCATAGTTTTATACGTTTTTCTTGTATTACCTTTTATAGCCATTTTATCTCTCCTAATGAGTTATATACGTATTTATCTTAAGAACTCTCTCCAATCCAGGTCAAACTGAATTGAATTAACTTTGTGTACACCTATTAAATATAACACATAACTTGCTACACTAGATCCACGTCCTACACCCCATACAATATCATTCTCACGCATAAAGTCTACAAGATAGATCATATAGCGTAACAAGTCTTCCATGTCACGTTCTCTAAATGCTTCTAGTTCTTCTAGACATCTGCCCCATTCTTTTGTAAGTTTGCCTCCGATTTTGCCTAGTAAAAAAGCATCAATATCTAATGTTTTGTACTCATCAGGCATAAACCATTCACTTTGACATACACCGTCAAAAGTCTTTTGATCTACATCTAATGGGATATACTTTTGTAGCTTGTCAAAGCCTTGTTCTTCCATAGCCGCATTAAAACGGTCTACATCATCGTTTGCATCGCATAGTACCACATGGACTTTATCCGCATGACCTGTATAGATCATATCGATAAGATCGCGGTTAGAAAATCGTGGTATTCCTAGTTCGTCTGTTTTCATAAGCATACACTTATTTTAACTTACTTTGATAAGATTGTCAAGCCCTGATTCGCCATTTTGTTGCTGTTGTTGGGCTTCTAATTTTTGTTTAGCTCTACGTGTTTCTAATTCAAGTTTATAATCATCTAGTAAAATAGAAATTTGATTTCTTACTTGTGGGTTTTGTGTTTGAAAATATTTACGATTAAGTTGCATAACTTTTTCTTCAATATCGTTATCAGATAAAGATTGTGTATTTTCAAATAATGGATGCATTAGTTAAAACTTCCAACATATTTTGCGTAGTATGTAGTTGAACCTTGATAAGTCCATAGTTCGATAATATGAACATCATCAGTTGTAATAGTGCTTATACCTGTCGTATCTCTATTCCAAAAATCTTCACTTTCGTTATCAAACTTAATAGTTAAACTATTGTCCCATGTTAAGTTATGTGTACTGCCAGTTGCAGTAATATGAAGTGTAATTTTTCCGTAATAGCCTGAATCATGTACTGTTGCAGCATCGATTGTTAATTCAGTATCATCAGTCATTACAATAGTTTGGTAGTTTCCTGCTTCTGCACCACTAAAATTAACAGTAGCGTTTGTTGCTACATCACCAATATCATATTTTACTTCTGTTTGGTTTTGTAGTGTAGGATTAATAAGTCTTGCTGTTCCGCCATCTGACAACGGCAAAAATGTATTATTTACTTCGTTCCTTACGGTATAAGTTTCTAAGTCTTCTAATCTTGCTTTAGATGCAGCGAAATTCTCGTTAATAACCGTAAAGTTATCACGAAACCCTTGGCTATCGTTATCTTGACCTGGTACAGGAAATTCTGTATCTAAGTCTGTTGTGCTAATTGGATTGTCTGCTGGTACAATTGACATATTATTCTTCTCCTAGTGCAGTATTTATCTCGTTAAATATTATAATCATAATTTGCGAATAGTATATACTGCTCATCACTATTGCCCTTTGTGCTATCAATTATGTATCTGTCTATTGTAAAATTAATTTGAGTAAAATCAAAATTACTATTTTTTATATTTAATAGAATATTATTAGCAGTTCCGGGCTTACAATATGTAAGTACTATTGCTGGTGTATATCCCAATGCTTCAATATTATTTTCTTGCGGAGTTCTCATCCACAACGGTAAAAAGTTGCCGTCAGTTACTCCTACGGCCTGTATTCTATCACGCATATTAGTTATATTACTAATATACTTTTTACTTTGCGTGTTTTCGTCAATACTTATTGCATCACTATCAATCTTTAGAGTGTTTGTGATAGGTCTAAATTTGTAAGGTTCGCCTACTCCTACATCTGATGTATTATCTTTATCTTGGTATTGAATACTGTTTATAAGTCTGTCATTTTTTGTTTTAATATTAATACTTTGTTTAGTCTTTCCACTGCTTGGCTCCAAAGGATCAATTACATCTATGTATACGACTTCGTATATAGGATTTTTCGTTCCTGGTTCGTATGCTACTGCTGTCTTAGTATCGCCAAGTTGAAACTGTTTCTTCTTATGATTTTTAGAAGCCGCTGCAACAAATTTTTCCATTCCAACATTTTCAATACCTGCATAAACTAACATCTTTGGTTCTTTTTGTAAACCAAATTCTGTGTCATTTGGACGATAGATATATGAAGGATCAAATATTACTGGATCACTAATAAAACTATTATATAAGAATTTTTGATCTGTTTTCAAGAAAGGTTTTACAATTAAATTGCTAAATGTTAAATCATTAGGGTCGTTAACTGCTATTGTAAATGTTTTAGTAGTTGCACTATATCCAAACTGATCTTCTGCTTGCACTGTAAATGTATAACTTTTATCTATAGTTGTTACATTACCGTCTAGTATTAAATCATTATTATCAATTACAGTTAATCCACTAACAGCAAATCCTGTATATTCCTCCCACTTAGCACTGTCAGATATGAAATCATGTGACGAAGTGTGTGCAATTAGACATTTATATTTTTGTGTGCCTACTTTAATAATATCATTGGCAACATAGTCTCTTCCAGTTTTCCAAAAACTACGATAATAATTTTCGCCAAACTGTTGTACCTTACCAAATATTTCGCCATCAAGGGCAAGTTCTAATCCTGGAGGCAACCTACCTTGGGTTTTAAAGTATCTTACTATTGCATTAGTTACGCTTGTAGTTGCATCTACACTAAATGTACTAACTAAGTTTGCATTAATTGTTCCTAATTGTGCAGGACTATTCCAAACAATCCTAGAATCAACTTCGCCTAATAAGTTAACTGTAAATGTTTTATCTTTGTATGCTGAATTAGTATCTTCTCTAGCACCGTCAACAACAGTTTTAGTAAATGTTACATCTGGTTTTAAGTATGCATCTAAAGGTTTAGATAATGTTATAACATCATATAATTGGTTTGCATTGTTAATTTCTGTTATCTCAAAAATTGTTCCTTTAATATTAAATGTTTCATTCTTTAACTGTTTTAAATCTGAATTCTTTTTAATACGTAAAATATATGTGTTAAGTTGTTTTGCTGTACCTACTCCACTTGCTGGACCAGCAGCAACAAAGTTTGTTCCAGTTTCATTAATAGATGCACCAACTTCTGTAAAATCTGTATTCTCAGTAGTTAAAATTTGATACTGTCTATTTGCTATTAATTTTTTAGCCGGAGTTCTTGTTTGTGGAAACGTTTCTTCGTAAGTTGTAAAACTTAATTGCTTAGAATTATTTGGAATATCTGTATAACGTGTTGCCCTTATAGTAAATTTATATTCTTTAGTAACACTTGGCTGATAAGGAACAATTCCTGCAATCTCTCCACTGCCGGTGTCTAGTTCAGTACCTGGAGGAATAATACTCGGAGTTCCGTCGTCGTTAAAGTCTCTTAAACTATAGTTCACAAATCCTACAATAGAACTAGAATCAATTATATCTAAGTATAATGTAAGAAAGTTATTCGCTCTTCGATAGCCTAAATCTGCAGGAGTTAACCAAACTGGAGTTCTAACGTGTGAAGCGTCTGCACCAAATAACTCGTTGCCTGCCTGCATAATTGTGTTGTCTGCACGTAAAAAGTCATCACCTACAACAAATATTCTAAATAAACGTTTTTCAATTGTATCGCCATCACTAATACTAACACGGAACTGATAGTTTCTGTTTAGTTTTTTAGGCGACTTTGTAGCAATGCTTTTATCATAAAATTCTGTATCATAGTAAAAACTGTCATAACCGTTAGCACTTCTTACACCAAAATCAAAAGGAAATGTTCCGTAAGGGTTGCTATCGTAATAGCCACTATTTGCTAGTACATCGATAGCAAGAACAGGATCTACTACGCCAACAATTTTGCCATCTCTAGTTAATTCAATTCCAGGAGGTAATTCTCCGTCTCCACTAGCAATAAAGTATTCTAGTGTTTGTCCAGCTTCAATATCGCTATCGTTTGCAATTAACTGAAAATCTATTGGACTGTTGTCTAGTATATAAAATGTATCATTTTTACCTATAGGCAGTATTCCTGCACTAGTTTCCCATATAGGCTTATCAGCACCACTAACATTTATTTTAAATGTTCTGTCGTCTATTTCGCTGTCTTTAGTTGCACGTACAACAAATTTAAATTCTGTTTCACGTGCTACTTCAAGTGGCGTTCCTTGTATTGTTTTTTCTTTTATTTGCAGTCCAGGAGGCAAACTTCCGCTAATAATTTCAAGCGTTGCTCCTGTATCAACTTCTAAATCAATAGGAAGTAACTCGGTTGAACGTGTTTCACCGGATTTTGCAGCTCGAAGTGTCTTGCCTTCTTCTATGCTTCGTAATAATATATTATTTTTTGCTGTCCACAATGCCATACAGGATTTCCTTTATATAGCAATATTTATCGAAAAATTAGATGTTAATTGTACCAAGATCTAAACTTACGTTTACGTTATTGCCCGCTATACTACCAAAGTCTACGTTAGTTGTAGCAAACAAAAAATCCCACAAGTTAGTAACTGTAGTAGGAGTAATACCGCCAAAGTTCCAACTATTGTCGGCTTCTTTGTATTCGTTTAAATCACGAATATCAATGCCATGCACTAGTCCTGTTAAGTTACCGTTAAAGTTTGCTGTAACAGTTGTAGCATTAATTAACCCTACATTACCTAAATTAAAGCCATCTGCATTCAATCCAGAACTTAATTTTGGTGCAGGATCATCTTCAAGTTTAGTTAACGCACTAGAATCAATTCTAATGTTATTACCATCTCTAGTAGTAGTAATTGATGTTCCGCCTTGGATAGTAAATGTCGTATTTTCAGTTACAACTAAACTTCCTGTGTCACCGGCAACAACAAATTGTGTTACACCAGCATCAACATCAATAGTTAATTCATTTGCATCTGATAATAGCGTAACATTGTTACCGCCTACTAAAGATTTAAATTGTAATTCGGCATCACTTTTACTAGCATACAACCCTTCGCCCGAACCAAGATTTACAACAGTAGTTGCTTCTGGTGTCCTAGTATCTAGTTCAGCAAAGTTAAAAACAACCTTGTCAAATGCTTCTCTTAAATCATCACCAGTACCGTCGTTTGCTACGCTACCAAGGTTTATAGTTTTTAGTGCCATATTAGTCTCCGCTTTACTATATTTATTACATACGTCCTACAACAACTTCAACAATACCTCTGTCATCGTCATCTTTTGTGCCAACTGCCTTACCAATCACAGTACCTAGTTTAGGATCGTTGTCGACTATAGCATATCCAGCAACACCGCTTGTTACAAGCATGTCGCCTTTTTCTACTCTACCAATTACCTTACAAGGAACACGCCCTGTTAGTGCTAGTGGAAGAACTGTATCACCTTCTAATGCATTATTCATTAAGTATGCTGGATCAGTTGAAACAACTCCTGCAACTTTGCGATCGCCTTTTGTTGTACATGCAGTAATTTCTTCGTCGCCGCCGAACACTACAACAGTACCTGCTTCGTAAGCAACATCGCCTACGTATTTCTCTGCCAAGTCAGCGTAGTTAGCTTTACTTGCAGTACCGCTAAAGTTTGTTGCTGTTAGCGTGTTTGTACTTGCATTATATGTGTAGTTAGCAGTATCACTATATACAGCTTCGCTGGCTCCTGCCGAATCAACAAATACGGGGAAGAATGTAGCATTTGTATTAGTATTCGTAACCTTAACATTATCTGCTGAATTAGCAGTAACACTACCTAAATCTGCACTAATTGTTCCATTAGCGGCAATGTTAATACCTGTTCCTTCACTAAATTGGGCTACTATGTCTGTAATTCCGTATCCAGATACTGTAGTCGGTTTGCTTGTTATGTCGCTAAATGCTACTGAACCTGCTGTACCACTTACATTACCAGTAACATTACCAATGAATCCGCCTGCATATACGTTGCCTGCAATACTTGCTCCACCTTCACAACGTAGCGCACCGTTATCTCCGTTAGCACTTGAAGATGCTGTAGTATCAGTAATATCTAATACACCGCTTAGTGTCATTCTATCTGTGCTTGGATTATAACGTATGCCACTGTCTGTGTATACGCTTGAGCCTTGTCTTGTAGAATGATTAGTAGTTACAAATGTCAAGTAATGATTTGCGTTATTAGATCTAGATCCAGTTTCTACTGTTTCTGAAGTTGTTGAAGTTTCTGCATTACCTTCAATTGGACCAACTACTCTACCGTAGAATACTGAGAAATTGCTTTCTACTGGAGTTCTGCCACCTGTAGTATATTGTGGGTTATCACTACCAATACTTACAACACTGTATCCAGTACTAACTGCATCTTTTACATTACCGTTTAAATTACCGTAGGTATCAGTAATATATGCTTTACTCCAGTAATCACCGCTCTCGCCAATTGTTTCTGTACTATCTGACAAAATATTTGCACTAGCAGTAATATTGTCGCTAATTGTAAACCTGTCAGTTGTAGCAGTAGTACCGCTTGCAGTTGAGAATACAATTTGATTACGTTCACTACTATTGCTTACATCAGTTGCTCGAACTTCAATTTTAGCCTGGATAGCATCTTCATTGCCTGCCTGACTAGCACTATTGTTCATTTGGAATGTAATAGTACCCATAGTGTCGCCAATTTCAGCACTTGCACTAGATTTTTCAATTACTAGATTAAAGCCAGCATCACCGTCCTCGTCTCTTTTCATTTTAAGAGTGTCGTCTGCAATGATAGCATTTGTAGTAATGGTATCAGTTACAGCATCACCTAGTGTAAGACTTCCGTCAACTTGGAAGTTGCCAGTTACATTAAGATTGCCGCCAACAACAACATTTTTGTTAAAGGTTGCTTTACCTTCGTCTGACATGTCAATCTGTAGTGCAGTTACAGCAGTACTGCCGTCTGTACCAGTAATACTAAACAGTTTGTCAGCAGTATCAACATCTAGTGTTACACTACCACCGTTGTTTTTAATGCTTAGTATTTCACTACCATTATCTTTAAGTAACCAATCAGCACCATTAGCATCAAGTATAATATCACCTTCTGCATCTAATGTAATGTCACCTGTTGCAGTAACTTTAATTGCCTTAGTAGTTGAACCAGCATTAGTAATTTCTAAAGCACCTTGTGCTGTTATTACTTGTGCATTGTTTGTTAAATCAAAGTTAAGACTATCAATACTATCATCACGCATTATAACATTAGCGCCATCTGCATTAAGAATGATGTCTTCGCCTGCGTCTATTAAAATATCGTTTTCTGCATAAAATGCAAATCCTACAGTACTAGTAATAGAGTTATCGTTAAAGGTCGAATTGTCAACACCAATACCGCCTGCCATAACCACAGTACCGTCTACTTGTAGTGTACCATATACTCTAGTATTACCTGTAGCATTAGCAACACTAAATTTAGTGTCAGCACCGTTTTTAACATTAAGTGTATTAAACACATTAGTTGCAGCTGATTCAACAGTAATACGAGCACTACCTGTTGCACTAAGTGTAATTTTATCTTTGTCTACAAGTAATGCATCAGCATCACCGTTTACAACTAGCGCAATCTGATCAGCTGTGCTATGTCTGCCTCCGGCACCTATACTAATACCAGTTCCGGTAACGTCAAGCTCACCAGGTGCTTGAATGTAGTTTGTAAACACCCAAGGGCTAACTATGTATGGAGTGTCATTAGTAAGACCGCTTGTGTTTTGCATAAAGTTACTTGCAAAGCCACCATAGTTAACTTTATCTTTGTCAACATAGCTAGTACCAACTTGTAAACTTGCCAGTGGAACTTTCATTACGTGTTCGTTAGGATCAGTTTCAGTTGCAGGTTTAGTACCTTCTACGGTAAATGCAATACTATTACTTTCACCTGTATTATCTTTACCAGGAGTATAAACAACTAGTTGATTACTTACATTTGTATCAAGTATTCTTTTATTATCTACAATCAAACCTTTTACACTAGCCCAACCTGATAAGTTTAATGAGTTATCAATTGCAGTTAGTGTGTCGCCGTTTCGTAAAGTTCTTATTAAACTATCCCCAGCAGCTGACCTTGTAATTGGAGTACTTCCGTAGACTCCGTCTCTAACTTTAGTAAGAGCTTGTCCAATTAAGTTTTGACTTGTAAGAATACTAGTTGGAATAATATCAAAATCATTATCAAAACCGCCGTTTAGAGGTGTAGCACCTGCGCCTACTGTTAACTGTCCAGTTGTATTAAAGTTGCCACTTACATTAATTAATACAACGCTATTTTCAGTATTAACATCGCCTTGTACCGTACCTGTTGCACTAGCATTACCTACTTGGCTAATAGTTTGTCCATTACTTACAGTAAATTCGTAATTAGTAGTAATAACAACACCAAGTTCTGTTGTTGCTAAATTAGCATTGTCAAAGTCTTTATCTTGTAGTGCTCCGCCTTCGTCGACAATTTGACTAAACGAAATTGCTCTAGTAATACCGCTTTCACCTGCGCCTTCATCATTACCGTCGTAGTCAATGTCAGCACGACCAATAACAGTCTTTTCTGGCATATCTTGGATTTTATCAAAGGTTATGCTACGATCTTTAATATTAATATAACCAGTGTTTAATATTGTATCAATAGTTACTATTTCTTGTGCTTGCTCGTCTTTGGTGTAATCGCCTGTATTAACAATAGTTCTGGTTAAACGATTTCCTGCTGCATTACCAATTGTAAATGTGTCAGAAGTTCTTACAGTAATTTTGTAAGGACTTGACGAGTTAATAATTTTTACAACGTATGCAATCTTTGTTCCACCGCCTTGTGATATAATGTCACCGGCTTTTAAGTTGTCACTATCGGTAAAGTTAGCGGCGCCTGAGCCAACTAGTGTCCAAATTTGATCTTCAGCAAAAGTAGTTGCATCAAACGCTGCTAGACCTTGATTGGCTTGTTTAGTACGCTGTCCTAGTGTACTTGCATCTTCAAAACTTGCTGCACTTGAGCTTAGTATAGGAGCATTGTTCATTAGCAACTTGCTTTGCTGAATGTCTGCTTCGTTGTTTACATCGCTATCTATTACTGCTTCGTCTTGTAGCTGTAAGTTAATAAGTGTCCTGCCACCGTCGGTAACATCGCCTGTGATAGGATCTTTTGTTCCTCTAACACGAGTAAGCTCTAAGTTAATGTCGCTTCTATCCGGATGTCCAGGTTCTTCACTAGTGTATTCGTCATCTTGTTCGCTTGCGTTAGCAAACTCTAGCATAGTTGTTACAGGAGCACCATCCGAACCACCTGTGGTTTGTCCGTATGAACCTGCACTGTTTTCAATTTTTTCACTTTCAAAATCTCTAACAGTTTCAACAACTACATTAGTTGGATAAACTGTTGTAACTACATCAGCACCCACTAATGGTTCTAAGGTAAGTACATCAGCAACATTAGTGCTAAACGTACCACTTACTTCTATCAACTGTACTTCGTTGCCTTGTGTTTTTAGAATAGCATCGTTAGTTGAACTTTGATCCTGGCTCCAAATTACATAACCTCTTGCACCAGTATTTGCTTGACGTATATAATATCCTCTTTGTAAACCTAAGTCATTTAAGTTTTCGTTTGCACCACTTGTTGTTAGTGTTACAATCTGACGTGGACGATATGTAAGTATCCAAACTTCAACGCCGTTATCTAATGTTTTTTGTTGTACGTCTTCAACATACGCTGCGGTTTGTGTAACAGTACCTGTAATTAAATCTCCAATGTCCCAGTTTTGAGGAGCACCATCATCGACTTTAACATACACACGTCTGTTACCAGTCATCATCATTAGGTCGTTTTTACCGTAGTCGTTGCTATAACCAATATCGTTTAATTCAACATCTGCTAGTTCTTGTATTTCATCGTTTGAGAAAATACGATTATCAACATACTGTTTGTTAGTTCCATCTAAATCGTCAATTGGTTCATTCATTTGAATGATACGACCGTTTTGTAGATTAATATAATGTGTTGGGTTGTCGTCTACATCTAATACAGGAGTAAGGATTGGATTTTTCTGTGGTAAGAAGCCGTCGCCTAGTGTAGCGGCTTTCTTGTTCATATTTCTATCCCAGCCTAAACGTCTGTCGATATATTGCTCTACAGAGTAAGAAGTAGGAACAGTACTATTATCTACAGGAGTCATACCTGAGTCGCCGGTAAACTTACTAATTGTTTCACCGTCTCTAAAGCCTAGTCCGTCAAGTCCTGAGATATTAATTTGTGCTTCAAACTTAACAGTACCAGTACCTTGGTCAACTTCAAAGAACTTACCTACACGGAAGAAACCATCTTCGTCTGTTGACATGTAGAATACACGCCCTTTGTTTCTTTCCCAAACTTGTGCAGTAGTATCGCCAGCACCTAATTCTTCCCCGTCTTTCTGTAAGTGGAAGTTTTTAGTTTTATCTTGTGACGGTTGACCTAAAATAACGTTTGGATAGTTAGTAGTATTAAATCCGCCAGTACCAATGTTACTAAAGTCGTGACCAGTAGCGCGAGTAAGTGAGATATTAACAGTAATTTCTGTAGGCTCTGCTGCCGGGATACCGATTGATAATCTTACAGGATTCTTACCATGATTTAGTGTTACTGGTCGAGCAATACCTGTGTTTGGCGGCGTCGGACCTGCTTGTGTATTTTTATCAACTTTTGGTGTTGGATCAAGTTCAATATAAGGAAATCCAGTTAGCAAACTAGATGGTCTAGTACTTGGATAACTATTGCCTTCACCGTCGTGATAACCTAGTACAGTATGTACTCTGTCTTTCCATCCAGTAATCATATCACCATTTGATATTCTTGATTGCGAATCGGCATCAGCAATTGGACTTGTTAGTGCAATTAATGTATCCCCGGCTGTAGCACCAAATGTACTTGTGCTACTAAATTCTGTAATTGTTACTGGAGTACTACCTGCTAAAGGACTACCTGCAATAGTTAAAGTACTACCTGTTGTAAATGAAGTGCCATTCCATTTTGTAACGTATAATACTGTAAATCCGTCTGCATTAGAACTTATAAAGTTGATTGTACCTGATGCACTACCTTGTACAATTGTATCGTCAAGATCAATACTAGAACTAAGGTCACTAGCAAGTTCTATTTTAACTTGCGACTCGTAGTGGTCATAACCAACCGTAGGAGTAATGTAATCATAATTTGCATCAAATAATACAACTCTATATCCGTTTGGTAGTTCCTGATCAGCAGTGTCACCAAATGTAGATATTGGTTTTTCATCAAATGATAACGTTCTATAAACAGTTTCTGACTCTTCAAATAACAACGCTGTTGAAGGACGAGCAGGTAGCGTGTCAATATTATCAAGCATGAATTTAGCACGTTGTCTAATAGTAACACTTTCGCCGCCAAATAATGGATATGTTAAACCGCCTGTTGATGCATTTTCGTCATTAGTTTGATTTGAGAATGATAATTTCCAAACAGTACCATTGCCGCCTTCTAAAGGAAGATTACTTGTATCATCTGATTCGTCTTTTGATATAATAGTAACTGCGTCACTAAACGAAGTGCTTTCCTCACCGTCCCAAACAGTTTCAATTTTAATGTTATCAGTTAGATTAAACGGAGTTGCCCCATCAGCTTGTGTAATTATTAATTCAGTGCCGCCGACAAAATTTGGATTACCGTTGCCGTCTACACCTTGTGCAGTTCTTTGCGGATAGGCAACTGAACCTACAGCACCTGTATTTTCCTGAGTTACAGTATCATTCCAATATGCTGTAACATTATCACTTAGTGTCAATACTTGTTGATTAACAGATGGAATGCCATCTTCATTAAATGCTGAAACTACATTAACTACTTCAAACTTGCCAACTGTGGAACCTTGTTCGTCTGCTGGATATACAACACCGTCTTCTCCCCAAGTACCTATAAGTGTTGGCTTTCCTGTATTTGTTAAAGTATCTGCTAATGTAGCATGTAAAGTAAAGTTATTTGAATCAACTGCTTTTACAAAGAAGTCTCCATTTAGCGCACTTGCAATATCATATGTAATTGTGCCACTGTTTGTACTATAAGTACCAGTAAGAGTAACTAAATCAGTATTATTAGCTGCACCAGCCGAACTATTGTGAATAGTAAATGTGTCTGAATCTATAGATCTTACAAAATGATCGTCATTTAAATTTGTCATTCCAACAGCACCTGAAACAGTAATTCTATCTCCTGTGCTAAATGGATGTCCTGTTACAGTAAGTATTGAAGTAACAGAAGAAGCATTTTCTAAAGTTACGCTATTATTAAATGTGCTATTAGATACTGTTACTTTTTCACCAGTGTTAAATCCATGCCCGGTAATTTCTAATTGTACACTTGCAATATCTAAATCTTTAATTAGTTGACGTTCGTCAAAAGTAATATCAATCTCACCTTCTGGTAACGGAATAAAATTAGTATCGTAAACATAAACAAAACTTTGTTCTGCATCGCCTAAAAATTGTGCGTCTTCGTTTACATAAACTTTAGCCGTTTGTATAGTATCGTACGCTAAAGAACCAGCTGCTGGAACTTCGTTAGGATCTGATCCTGCTGCAACTAGTCCAAAGTTACCGTATGCATTAGAACCACCTACTGATCTAATCTCCGAACCGTTGTTTGCATAATAAGCAGCGTGACAGTAGTACGTAAACATACCAACCATCTCTGACAAACCAGTGTTGGTTACAAGTAGACCATACCCTAAGTCATTAATTTGTGTAAAGTCGTTTCCTAGCTGCGATCTATTACCAGCAGTTTGAAGTATTGTTGGATAGTTGTTTGGTTGTCCATATATAGGAGTTTTTGTTCCTCCTAAACGACTGTAACCTGTAACAGGTCCTAACCAACCAGTGCCTTGCTCGTTTCCATCTCTTACACCTGAATTTTTATCAAGAATAAGTTCTGCTGTACCGTTTTCTAAGTCATGATTAACAATAGAGTTAACTTGGTAACGTATACCGTTAATCCAAATCGGGGCAGGTAATTGCGGACGTCTTTCAAATAATCCATGTCCAACACCGTTACCTAATACTTGTGTTTGGGTTCGCTTACTTCTTGCATATAATCTAAATGGATCACCGTTTTTCTGCTCTACAATTTCTAATGGCATGTTACCGTTAAATCCGTCAACAAACATACCACCTCTAAATGATTGTTCGTTTACTGATTGTGCAAAACTTGATCCTGTTTGGATATAAGGTGATTTAGTAAGAATTTGACCTGCAGGATCAAGTACTGTCATAAATCCGCCGTGCCCTTGTACTGTACAGTTACGTATAATTGTAGCATCGTTCATTAAGAATACATCCATATCCTTATTATTCTTAGGCGGATTATATTCAACATCAAATGCATAAACAATAGTATCAATTAAATCGTCAACTATTCCACTTGCACCTGATTCCGCTTGCGGTATAGTTTGATCTAACTTCCAACCTGTAATAGTAGTTCCAGTTGGTGCCGCCGCCCCTGCTGGATTTAGTAGGCTATTTGCAATAGCTTTAACGTGACTAATTGCTTGTGTAGTAATTTCTTCTTGTCCAACTTCAACTGCGCCTTCGTAGTACTTGCCTTGTACTTCCATTGACTGATCGTTTCTACCCTTGCTCAAGTCAAACACTAGTGCATCAACAATATAACCTAAGTCTCTATAACACTTAGTAGTAAATGAGAATTTATTAACAGTTAAATCTGTTGGAACACTTCCTGCTCCTAATGAGCCACTAACTGAACCAGTTAATTCGTTTGATAAATTAAATGTTCCGCTGGGTGAAACAAGAGTAAATGTTGCTTGTCCGCCTGTAATTACTGGATCATTTTTAACAACACCAGTAATACCTGTAGTAAGCTGTGTTAGTGTTTCACCTTTAACTGGTACAATAGGTCCTACGGTTTCTACTTCAACTTGTGCCCATGTACCAAAACCTGCTGCTACAGCAGCAGTTGCTTGTAAATCCATCCAGTCATAGACTTCTTCTTGGATATTAATTTTATTATTTCTTAAAATGTCAGCAGCGACATCTCTGCCACCTTTATTATTTAGAGATAGTTCCCTATTAGTGCTAACAGGTTTTAATGAGTCTGAAGCGTAATGCCAGCCCATATCATAATCAATAGTATTTGATGTATCGATATTAGAAACCGTAACGCCAGATTGCTCAACACCATTCAGTACAACAGGGTCGCTGTTATTAAACGGTGAACTTGGTGAAACGTCTGTGCCTGCAGGGTTATAACCGTCATCGTATCTAATTGAAACTGTAGTAGAGTTTGTTACATCTTCAAGAATAGTTGCTCTTACTCCAGTATTACTGTCAATAAATTCAATAGTAAGATCGATGATATTTACTTCTGGATCTGCATCAGCTAGGTTATTTTCAATATCTGTTTTAGCATCTCTAAACGCAACTGAACTCCAATTTACATTTGGAAGTGTAGGAGATCCTGGTAATACACCATTAGTTACAGAATTTTCTATAATTTGAACATTTGCAGCAGATTCTGAACCTTCACTATTACTCGCATCTGCTCCGGTAGTTACTTGGGCAGTAGAGTTACCAGTTGCTCTTGTAACATTTGTTCCGGTTAAAATATCTGAAATAATATTACCTAAACGTTCTGCTGCTTTAGCGACAGTTGTTTGATCATTGACGCTAATGTTTATACTTCCGTCAGTAAAATACAATCTTGCTTGTGTAGTACTTGCATCGTTTCCGCCGTATAATATATCATATGTTAATGCATCTACCCAATACCCAACTTGTAATTTAATGGTGTCTAAATCTGCACTGCCAAATTGTCCCCAATCATTCTTAACAAATGCATCTACGTCATCTTGAATAAATGATCTGTTTGCTCTTAATCTATCACGTGCAGCTACTCTATTTGAGTCAACACCGTCGGGTGCTGGGAATATCAATGTAGAAGTAATATCGTTGTTTGTTCCTACAACATTTGAATTTGTGTTACCATTTTGAATAATATCTAATACAGTGTCAAAATAAGTGTTTGATCTTGCAAGTGCAATAGAGTTATCAGCAACATCATCAAGTGCTCCAACTTTATCACCTGCAAACCCAACTGCGGCAAGTTCTTGTGAAAGTTGATTGTTTTGTACAAAAGCGCCGCTGTCTCTTTGATATGCTAAACCCTGTGTTATCTGATTATAATTTGTGCCTAGTGTAATATCAAAACCTGATTGTGTGATAATATATTCTAAGTCTCTTCTACACTTTGTTTCGTCATATGTAAATGTATTATCTTGAGTAAGTTTATCGCCTTTAAATGCAGTAATTGCTCCGCCATTTAAAGTAATAATAGCTTCGTCTTCGTATGTGACTGTGTTGTTATGTAAGGTCAATCCGTCAAAGTATTTGTCACGATAGAAATATGTATTTGCCCATTTAGATTGAGATACACGGTTTCTTGGACGTATAATAGCACGTCTCATTTCGTCACCAACGACTGATACTTGCGAACTTACTTTAATTGGATAGTCTTCATAGTAAATACCAGATTCTACTCTAAGTGTAATTTGTTTAGTACTAACAAAATTACCAAATTCTAGTATATCTCCTAGTGCATTGGCAACTTGTGTATTCTGAATATCTCTTTCAGCCCCGTCAACTAAAAATTCAAACGGTTCTTCAAGTATAAGTTCTAGTGTGTCTGTATTACTTCCGTCATTTGAATCTCTGTCGTAGCTGACTATACGTGCTACTGCTTTACTTCTTGTGCCGGTAACAATCTTGCCTGGTATTAAATCAGTATTGTTAAGTTGTCCCTGCCATACACTGTCATTACCGCCATTAGTAATTTTAACTACATAAGGAGCACCTTCACGTAATGGGGGGATTGATTCGCCTTCACTAGCAATAATTCCAGTTACAACATCAAACTTGTCAACAAAAACATCAACGGCTGCACTAGGAGCATCTTCTAAACTAACATCAAAATATTGATTATAATCTGTGTTTAATTTTTCACTAGAGTAATCTGTATTTGTAAGGATATAACTTTCTAAAAGACTTTTTGCTTTATTAATTGTAGCAATAGTTTGTGACTGCTGTGTAGTAGCAGCAAGAACACCACTTGAATTACTAAAGTATCTCAAGCCTGAAGTTCTTGAAAGTTTATTAGTATTAGTTCCTGATAGAGTATCTAATCTTGCAGCATCAATAATATATCCTAAGTCTCTAGCACAAATTGCTTCGTCATAAGCAAAATTCTTCCATTTAAAATCATCGTCTGATTCTATAAGCGTTAAGTCTGCATTTGCTGCATCAATTTTAGATCTAACCCAAGCAATAGTTTCTGCAACTACAAACTGCTTATTTTTATTAACTAGTAGATTTAATTTTTCACCTGTTGATCCTGTTACAGGATCTGTATAATCAGGAGCTAATGCTTGGTCAAACCCTGCACTGTAAACTTTTGAAGGTTGTAATGTAGCAGCAGTTGCTCCATACTCGATAACTTGCATATAAGGACCAGGCTCAACTGGGCTTGCTTCTACAAGAAGTTCTGCCTTACGTGCCGCAGCATTTACAGATCTATATGCATAAGCAAGTGAACGACCTTCCTTTCCCGGAGGAGTTGACGCTTGTGTATCGTCGCCCGATGTGCTTACAAAAATATTAATATTTGAAGCAAAACTTGTGTTGTCTACATAAAATTTTGTAGCGGCTTGTAAATCTTCTAAACCATTTGGCGTGCCTACACCAGCAAGCTCTCCTGGATGATCTTCGAGGTAAAGTTTACCAGCCATTTGATCGCCTTGTCTACGAACAGCACTTTCTCTTGGAATTGCTTCGTTTGCAAGGAAGTCGCCTTGTAATATGTCAGGTTGGAAATAGTAATCTTTTAGTGTTTGTGTGCCAGTGCCGCCCGCAATTGATAGAGCATTAGTGCCTGCTGTTGCATCGGATTCAGTAGGGTGTATACTAATTGTAGTATCGTTAACTACTCTAATGTGAAACTTAGATTCTGGAAATTCAGTTGTATCTGTAAGTGATCTTGAAGGTGACTGACTAGTGTCTAGCGCACTATCGCCGGTAGTTTCGTATATAAACGGAGCACCGTTTGCTGCACTATCTAGTCCGTGTCCGTCACCAACAATAAAAGTACCATCTTGGTATCTATTTTGTATAACAATTCTGCCTGAACTGTCAAAGTTATTAATTGTATACGTGTAATCTGCTGTATTTACTTCGTCTTCTGTGCGAACACGTAGTTGAGATCCTGTTCCTGAGCCTGTTGACTTTAAGTACGTCTTATCAGCAAAGCCTTTGTTAATTAAAACATCATCTTCTGTGTAACCTTCATCTTCTGCAATTTGTGCCCATTGAGCGTCACCAGCAGTATTGTAAGCAATTTTGCCGCCTAAGTTTAAGTTAGCACTTAGTGTAGGATTAGGGTCACTTGATAGCGATGCTTTTTTGTTTTTAACAACAATTACAGGACGACCGTCGTCGTCTATCCTACTAACATCAAATTCAATACTATCTTCTTTAGTAGGATCAACAAAACTGTCACTTACAAGTCTAAAAAATTCTAGCTCACTACCTTGTGTGTCATTGTTAATACCTGCTAGTACTGGTGCTGAATCTGTACTTGGAAAGTTTTCAAATGATTCAACTGCAATTCCGCTTAAATCTGTAAGCTGGATTTGTCCACCTTCACCGATTACAGCATATAATTCGTTAAAGTTTTCATTTGTTTTACGAAACGACTCGCGTATACTATCGCCGGTTCCGTCGTTACCTTCAACGCCGATGTTAATGTCTTGTTTTGCCATTTTATGTGAGCTCCGTTATATTTGCGTTCTCTTCAACTTTGTCCAAGTTAAAATTTACACTAACGCCACAGCCGCAAGCTGATTGTGCGTTAGGGTTTTTAATTTCAAAAGCCGACCCTATTATCGACTTTACATAGTCTATTTCAGTACCAAATAAGAACATTATACTTGCAGCACCTACAATAAATGTAGCACCTTCAGTACCATAAATTATTTGATCGTCATCTAGTAATTCGTCGGCATTATCATATGTTGCCCAATCGTACTCAAACCCAGCGCAGCCGCCGCCTTTTAAGTTTAGTGTTACTGCATAAACTTCATTTTCTTTACAAATTGTAGCAATTTGTTGCTTTGCTGCGTCTGTTAATGTACAAATGCTCATTGATAATCCTTATTGTTGTATGTATTTATTCTTTCTTTTTATAATCTTAATGTTAAATATAGTTATGTTCATTAGAGAATTTAAAAAGCAAACAAGACATGTTCGCAAATCAAAAACCGGCAAGGAACACACTTATAAACGTGAATTAAGCGTGTGTGAATTTAGGTGTGATAATTGTAATGTTGAGTTTGAACGTGCCAGAGGAAGTATGGATCCAAAGCGCATATCAAACAACTACTTTCACGTATGTAAGAACTGCGATAGTAAGAAGTTTGCCCAAAAGATGGGTGTTACTAAGAAGCAGATATGGGATATGCCTGCTAGTAGTAACTTAGATATTAGTAAACTTTAGTCTTCTCTTTTGTAAATAGTCCAAGCGCCGTATGCAATAGCACCGTATGCTACAATACTTGCGATTGGTTTAAAGATTAAGAAAGCAATACCAGCACCAATTAGCACTGCACCATCTAATGATGTACGTTCGCCTAGTCTATCAACAATAAATTTTTTAACCATTTTTAATCTCCTGTTGTATTATATTTAGTAAATAATTGTTCCTATAGGAGGAAATTATGTTTAATTGGATAACAAGACTTTTTAAAGGTACAAGTGTTCCTGAAGTTATTGAAACAGTAATGGAAGCACCAGCACCTAAAAAGACTACAACAAAAAAGAAAACCAGTAGCAAAAAAGGTACTGGTAAATGTGACTTTAATAAGTTAACAAAAACTCAGCTGCTTGCAGAAGCGAAGAACCGCGGTGTTAAAGCAAATGCTAGTATGAAAAAAGCAGATATTTTAGCTGCGATTAATAACAGCTGATTGCAACTGCCCTAGCGCAGTATCTAAGCGAGTTAGCTTACGCTCTAATACGGTGATAGCTGCTCGCTGTTTTTTTGACTGTTCTTCTAGAGAACGAACATATTCTAGTGTTGGAAGCTCTTGCTGAGCACCATCTTCACCAAGCATTACGATAGTATCAACACCCTGGGCACGTAATCCGCCAGTAACTCTGTTAGGATTTTTGTTAGATGATGATTGGGTCTCACCCGGCGACTTGTTGCCGTACATTCGATTTAAGTAGCTCATTATTATTCTCCGTTATATAGTATTTATTGGAAGTTTAGATACTATTTTGTAAATTTGCTTGCATAAAAATAAATTTGATAAAATTATGTTTCTATTACCTTTAATAACAATTGAATTTTCTTGTATTTCGCATGATACAAAGATTTTGTTAAAGTTCTTTACAATATTTTTATTTGTTGTTCTTTTGTCTAAAGTAATATATGGTGTATTTTCATGCCCTTGACAGCTTGATGTTGTTACATATCCTAAACTTATTAACATTATTACACTGTCTTTTATGTTAGGTTCTAACTGCTTCTCAAACTTTGGATGACTGATAGGTACATGAGAATAACCAAACCTTTGTGTAATCTGTCTGTTTCTAATTTCCATTAACTAACATCATACCTTCTTGCATGTGAGAATGATCTTTTATAGATTCTTTATAATTATATAGTGAAATACTTGCTAAGTTCTTCATCTTTGACTCACACATAATATCGGCATAGTCTAAGAAACTTAGTGCATAGTCATTTACAAGTTGATTAGGATAGTAATCACTGTGCGCTCGCAACTTTGCTTTCTTGTGTCCTGCTTCTAATAGTGCAGGCATATTGGGCATTGTGTCATGTGCAAAGCCTTCGGGCAATGCAGTGTCACGACTGTATGAATAGTGAATAGCAGGTCGCACACCGCGCCAGCTGTCAATCACGCGAGCAAATCTATCGTCGGTGGGCTGAATGTATTCACCTTCACGGCACCAGTGGTGGTGTATGTCAAGAACGAGTGCGCAGTGGTCGACAAGCTCGAGGCTGTGTTCGAGTCCCCATTTGTTTTCGTCGTTCTCAATGGTAATGGTGTTTCTTGCTTCAGGCGAGAGTCGTTTAAGTGCGTCCTTAATGCCTTGTGGACCTTTTCGACCCGATATGTGTACATTGCACTTAAAGTCTTGGAATGATTGTCCATAACCCATCCAGCGGATGACATCGGTGTGATATTCAAATTCTTCTATGCTCCTATCTACAATGTCAGGGTTATCACTAGCAAGGACAGTAAACTGGCCAGGATGCATAGAAAGGCGTACATCAAGCGACCTTGCGAGGGCACCGACCCTAGCGAAATGCTTTTCGCAATAATCGACCACGCTAGGCAGTTTCCAATAATAGCACCAGTCAGACTGAGTGTATACAGGAAGGACATCGCTGCCAAGTCGAACCATTCGTAATTCATTAGGTAAACTCCCTACGTATTCAATCAAGTTGTAGTACGATTGAATGTTATGCACCATGATGTCCCACAGGCGTTGTTCTGCTACATCACTTGTCTGTCTATTTAACCACTGTACAGTTGTACTCTTAGTATTCAGTGGACGTTGAATTTCTTCTAGTAGTTTTTTCTTCTGTGTTTGATCTGGGTGCATGTATTTACATGCGAAGCCTATACGTTGTGTCATGTCTTAGCCTTAGTTTGTTAGCTTAATATATTATACTATCATTACTTCCAGTTGTCAACTACCCACGGATCCAAACAATTTTCTGGATTAGGATCGCCATGGAATACACAAATACAACACTCTTCTTTTGGTTTACAATGTTCGATAGTTCTTAGTCTTCGTTTTCCTCGAATGCCACCGTTTGCAAATGTTTTATCTTTGCGTACTTCCCATTTCCAACTTTGTATCCAACTGTCCGGATACAGCATTGCTGGCTTCTTTTTATGTGTTACTTCGTATAACCAATCCTGATCACCATGTAACCTTTTTTCAATATTAATTCTGTCCTTTTGGTATTCTGTCCATACAAAGTCTAATTCCCCTACACGATATCGAATAATACTACTATTGTATTTTTGCCAAGTAGTGCGCATTACTCTCGTAAAGTCTCTTAGTGTACACCAGTTATTTTCCTTCCATGTAAACAAGTGATCTATATTGTTTGCAATAACAACATCTAAATCTATATAAAGGACAATACCTTTTAGTGGCAAATCGTTTGAAAACATGTAAGGTTTACACCACCAGCCTTGTAACTGTCCTGGCAATGGAAGTATTTTTATATCTTCGTGTATTCCTTGAGGATCGTCTGTTAAACAGACAAACTCTATATCTAGTGTACAGTGCCGTTGCACCATACTGTAAAGTTTGTTTACATAATCTGCAGAATACTTTGCGCCATGTTTTAAACACAGCACATAGTACTTGTCGTTAATTAAAGTATTTTGATTATACGGAATATCATATAAGCCAAGCTCTTGATCTAACTTTGCTAGTTTTTCAAGAGCCTTTCTCTGCTTACGTTTTTCTTTAGATTCACCGTCAATGTACTTTTTAACCAATCGTTACGCCTCATAGATCGCTGAGTTTGCTCCGTGTTCTGCACATTCTGCTCGCACACAATAGCAACGATTGTCTGTTGCTTCGCGAATTAGTTTGTCAGCAAAGTTAAATGCATGTTCTGCAAACTTCTCTGCACCCACGCCATCAAAGATACGTAACTCTGCAAGTCCTTTTGCTTCAAGATCTTTTAGTGTATCCATATGCGGGTCATTTGCATCTACTGCTACTTTGTGATCGAAACTGTCTTCTAACCACGCCTTCAAAGGTTTTAGTCCTCCAAAATCAACAGCCCAGTTTTTGTTGTCTAGATGATCACAACCAAATGTAAATGTAAATGCTAAACTATAACCGTGTAGCAAATGACAGTGTGAATGATCTGCGTTGGGTTGACGGAACACTGCTGATAAGCCAATGTTATGTCCGTAATGTTTTGTACTTAAATGTCTTGCCATATTTTTTCTCCTATGTATATGGCGGCAGAATTAGAAGGGTTGACGCCAAGTCCTGTATTAATATTAACTATTATATAATATGTTACTTATCGTGTCAACCATTACGTTAGGATATTTCCAGGCTTTTGGCAATTCCCAGTCGTCGTTGTAAATAGTAAATTGTATTTTTGGAAAACAATTAAAAACCATTCCTATTTGATGTATCCAATATCGAGGATCTACTGCTCGTTTTTCAGCATCATCATAGTTTGGTGTGCTTTTGTAAATGTTATTAACTGTTTTAGTTTTGCTGTGTAAGTCAAACCCTATGAGGTTTACATAACGTTCTTTTGCAAACATTGCTGCAATTAGAACAGCATACGGGCCACTACCCCATTGAAAGGGCTCGTCCCATCTCTGTTTACCTTTGTACGGAAGTGGAGGAACAGTTCGTATGCCTTGAGCAACATATCTGTCAACCCAGTCTGGGCGTGTGTATATTAGTGTTCCTTTGGTATTAGCATTGCCACGTAATGCTTCTTCTACCATTCGTCTATCTACACAAATAAGATAGTCTGTATAGTAGTCTCTCCATAGTGCATTACAGCCTGCTTTAGGACCGTCGAGGGTGTTTATATCAATCGCTGTTCGGCTCTCGCCATTGCCTATCGCCCACATCTTTTTTAATCTCTTTAATTTCAGTTTTAATTTCGTTAAAGTTATCTATTACTCTTTCTGTAACGTTAACCATATCTACTAACTTACTTATTGCCCACCACCACCAAAATACACTGGTTGTGATAAAGAGAACAACAATTGCGATAGTTGTGAGTTTGATTAGGTTATCGAAGCCTAATAATATTTCGCCTATAAGGATAGCAAGTGCGACAAAAGGAGCTGTCCACGCCGCATACTTCCACCAGCGTGCCTGTTTTTCTATATTCATTAATACCCTCTCTGAAAAGTTTGTTCAGTACTAGTATTTATTTTTGGTGGTAATTCTTTAAACAGATAGTTTATGTTGCGATTTGTCCAAAAGTATTCCAAACACCTGGAGTACCTTCACGAACACATATCCAACCTACGTATCCTGTAGGTTTAGGATTAGAATTCCATACAATGTCGCCTAGTCTATAACTGCCATTTGTTGGATAACTTGCTGCAACCTCAAATCGTTTACCCTCAAAACTAACAGGGCCAGCAGTTTCAATATCAGCAGTAGGGTTATTTACGTTAACGCCTAGTTTACCTTTTACATTAGTTTTACTTTCGCTATCACTACCGATAGTAATTTTACCTGTAGCAGTTACTTCAATACGTGTAGCATTGTCTGTGATAACTTTTAAATCAGCAGTTGTGTATGTACCGAGTGTAGCAGTTTTACCTTCTGTGTCGATGATAAATTCAGCATCATCTTGTACAATACCAAATGTACCATTAGGTGTTTCAGTACCAATACCAAAGCGCATATAATCACCGTTCCAGAATACATACTGGTCGATGTTCATATTACCTTCAACTGCTAGATTTTGTAATACACCAACTTGTGTTAGGCTACTGTGTGTTACAGTTGGGCCTAATTCGTTCATACCTAATACGCTAACTCCGTCAATGCTGTAGTAGTTGTTAGCATTAAGTTCAATTGGCATAGTAGAAAATAATCTATCTGGTCCAGGCTTATATATGAACTGTTGAGTTTTGTCTTGAGCTCTCCAAGCAAGTCCTTTTCCATTAATAGTGTCACCGTTTTCACTAGTGAACTCTAATGAGCTTGCTCTTTCTTGTCGAATGTCTGCTGTGAGCTCGTTTACGTGTAATTTGTGAGCAGTGATATCACCTTGAACAGTTAAATTTCCGCTTACAGTTGTATCACCAGCAATAGTATCTACATCAATTCTGTCTGTTACAATTCCGTCATCGTCAACTACAACTACTAATCGTGTGCTGTCGTCTTTAATACCTTGACTTTGGAAGGATGTTATTGTACCACCGTGTATAACGTCCCCGCTTAAACTTCTATTGTTTATAACAGGTGATGGTGCCTCAGTCCTTGATAACTGATAAATTGCATCGCCTAAGTCAGCTAAGCCTTGACGGATACGTTGGATTTCTGGTTCGGATACATTGCTCATGTAAGTATTTATCAGTTTAATAAATTACAGAGTATCTTAAAAATTAATCACGTCTAAATCCTCAACAAGGATATCTTCAAACGTTTTCTTCTTATATTCTGTAATTTCAGTTTTAAGCGCCTTTGCCTTTGCCTTAAGTTTTGCTATTTCTTCTGTTGTTAAACTACGCATAGGAAGCCCTAAGAAGCCTTTAACACGCCCTTGCAGTATAGCATCGTATGCTTCAGCTTGTGCAATAATTGCAGTTTCTTTGGTATTACGCAGTTCAATTGCTTCATCAACTACACCTTGTATAAACTTAGCACGAGCATTAGTGTAATCCATTTCTTCTTGCATACTTGCAAGTAGGTGCTGTTTACGTTTATCATTGTACTCAATACGTTTAACATACCAGGCTTCTAGCAGTTGTGTAAGACTGTCAAAGATTACAATTTTATTATTTTCGTCAATACAAGTAAAGTTCTCTGTAACTTTCTTAATCAATTTAAGTTTAGTCATAATCCATTCGTCAGTACGTTCACCAAACGCTCTGTCTACTTGGATTTCAAACTCAAACTCGTCGTTATCACTAAAGTCTTCATAGTCTTTAATTACTTTGTCGTCAACGAGCTTCTCTAACACTGCTTGATACTGCTTGAGTGTATAACCCACAGGAAGTGCATCAATGGTTATACGGTGCTTAGTTTTGCGTGTAAAGCTACCTGTAATCTCCCACTGTACTTTGCTTTCGCCCTTGTTTACTACACAGCTCATACCTTCCCAATGCGGAGTAAGGTTAGCAGTAATGCGATCTCCAGCGGCACGTTGCTTTACCCATTTGATAATCTCTTTGGGCTTGCGTGGTAAAATCTTCTGAGCAAAACCAATACTTACACCTTCACTGCCGTTGATAGCAAGCATAGGAAGTATTGGCATATAATAACGTGGCTCAATCTTTGCGCCTTCAAAGTCCTGATGTTCTAAATTAACAAAGTCATCTTTAATGTATAGTTGCTTTAGTATAGGATTCATGCGAGCAAAGATGTAACGTGTTGCAGCCGCTTCATTAATAAACGCACTACCAAAGTTACCATCGCCTTCTAGCAAGGGCACGTTGTTGCCACTACCTACATAGTCAGCAGTCATATTAACAATAGTGCCTTCTAGGCTACCGTGCAAGTATTGTGCATAGTCTTGTACCTTAGGACCTAGATTGCTTACTTTAACAAACTTGTCAATGTTTTGCTGTAGTACAGTGTGTACAATCTTACGACTTGCGTTCTTTTGTCCGTCGATATAGTTGCCTAGTTTACGCACATTGTCGTATACTGAAAAGTCAATATATTCATTCTTAAAGAAATCTTCTAGTGGAAGTTGATTTGTCATACTTTATACCTTCATAATATCAAAGGGCGCACTCTGTAGCAGTTGCTCCTTACGATAATCAATTGTACTACCACTAAACCAGTTTGTAAAGAGATCAGTGTCAGCAATACTTACTGTTGGTAACATTTCGTCCATTGTGTCTGTGTCAATAATGTGCTTTAAATCTTTCTCACTCCAGCTACCCAAGCCTTTTACATAGCTTACGTCTAGCTTGTGATCAATCTTGTTTACATCAGCAAACGTGTATGCCCACTCTTTGACTTGATTGTTCTTCTTGCCAATGGCAATAGGAGTACGCAGGATCTTCATCTTGCCGTTGTTCAGGTGTTCTGGAAAATACTTGAACATAAACAGTGATACCAATCCGCGGATGCGACTTCCGTCTGCGTCCGCATCAGTAGCAATACAAATCTCTGCATCTGGGAATGTAGTAATAATACTATACAGTTCACTTAACTCTTTGTTCGCCATAAACTTCTGATGGCTTACTTCTAGCACGTTAAGCGGAACACCTTTAAGTGCATAAAATGCATTACCTTTGCGTCCCAAACATTTAATCAAACCACCACTTGCTGAATCACCTTCTACTACAAAAATTCTATCTGTACGATGTCCAATTGCCGCAAAGTACTTGTCACTCTTTACTTTCTTAGTCTTTTCAAGTTTACCTAGCTCTTTCTTAGCAGCCAAGTCTTCTTGCATCTTAGTGTAAGCACAGATTTCGTCAATTAAATCTGCGTTCTTCATTAGTTTAGCAACAATTTTCTTGCTGTCAATTTCACCAATTGCTTCGCGACATTCTGCGGCCGAGTTAGTTACACGTTCTTTTGTCTGACTATCAAACTTTAGTGCAGGAAAGCCGTTTACAATAGCGTGTACTCGCAGATGTTGTTTTAAACGTGCTGCTGTAATTTCTACTTTCTTGCGGCGTTTGAGAGTATCACGCAAGTCTTGCATAATAGTTGACAAGAAGTGATCAATATGTGTGCCACCTTTAACACTAAGTCCGTTAACTAGACTGTGCGACTGATGCGAACCGTTTGACTTGGTAATACCGAACACTGCTTTTTCGCTGTTGAACATATCACAATCGCCGAAGTAATCTGCAAACTTAAGGCGTACAATCTTTTTGTTAAAGCGGAAACGCACTGTGTCAAATGCTAGTGCAAGTGAACGTACACGTTCTTCGATCATTTCAATGTGTGCTTGATCAATATTTTCCATACCAAAGAATTCATAGTCTGGTAGGAACTTAACTGTTGTACCTTGTAGTGCAGTTTCTTTTGTGTTCACACGTTTGATTTGTCCATCACCGCCTACCATATGTACTTGTAGTTTGCCATCGCCGCTCTTAGCATCAAACTTCTTAGAAGTTACAAATGTAATCATAGAGCCAACACCGTTCATGCCAATCGACTCACGATTAGTGTCATCAAAGTTTGAACCAGCTCGCGCTCGTGTAAACGCACTTACCATTTGGTATTCTTTGCCATCAGGAGTATCAATCTCAACTGGCGGAATACCACGACCGTTATCGCTTACTATAATAGTACCATCAGGATCGATGTCTACATCAATGCGTGTTGCAAACTTGCGATTGGTGCGAACGTGTTCGTCAACTGAGTTATCAATGATTTCGTTGATAACTTTAAGCAAGCCGCCGACAATATTTACTTTTTTAAATTCTGTGTTTAGAAACGCTTCTTCTTGTTGTACGACTTGACTGCCGCCGTACATTGAAAAGCGTTTGCGAATGTGTTCTGCATCCGACAATAGCTTGAAATTATCAGTCATGTGAATCCTTGTTTTGTAGTGTCTCTACAGTATATAGCCGAAAGAGTATAAAGTCAAGTCTTTTTGAGTTCGTAGAAGGTTGCGTACTTGTCTTTGAGTATCCCAGTTAATGTAACTTTGTACCCATAAGAGTAATCGCCCGGGCGTATAAAGTACTTAGGATCCTCAGCGTGTTCCATTGCCCATTTGCCTTCGGGTGTTTGCTGCCACTCATAAATAGGCGCGGCTACGTAGATTTCAGGATCTTCTACATCACCCATTGTAAACTCGTGTAACACGTATTTTGCTTTCAAAAGTCGTCCTTTACATATTCTTTCTGAATGTAGTCACTGTACTTCATAATAAAAAAAGTGCGTTTCTTCTCTGAGTAGAAGTCTAGCATAACACAATGTTTACGATAACCACCATACTTGCCCATCTCTTTGTCCCAGTCTTTGTATTCACGATCTGTAAATCCTAACTTGGCTTGCATTTTACTGCGGATGGCAATTACACTTAGCGGATATTCTTCCTTCAGCTTCTCTCTAAGTGCGTCCCACTGTTTGTGACTGATTTCAATAGGCTTTGACATCTCATAGTTTCTCCCCTACTTCGAATCCGCGGAACGTTTTGAATCTTGGGAAACGAAGCGAGTAAGTGCCATCTTGATTTTGTGTAATAGCATCTGCTCTAACCTCTACAAGTTGCCCAATAAGAACGCTACGACTATCCCAGAAACTATCGCGATCGCTGTCACTAAACCCGCTCCCGCAATTGACTTGGACCATTCGTCCATCGTCTTCTCCAGCGCATACCAATGCACCAAGGCGTCCTTCGTTTCTTCCTGTTCCTTCTTCGACATCTTTAACCTCCAATGTCACTTCAATAAATGGCTTTGCTTTAAGCCATGCATGAGTTCGTTTACATTCATAAGGAGCATCAACGTCCTTAATCATTACGCCTTCATATCCGCCTTCAACGGCTTGCTTGTTAAGTTCTACAAAGCGAGCATTACCTTCAGGTGTATCCAAGTCAACATCTTCCCAGTCCAGTGCTTGTACGTGCTTTAAGACGTCTTTGTGTTCCTCTACCCAATGTTTGGTAATTGCACTACGGAAGCTCTGTGGCTTATCCCATACACCTGCCTTGAAACAACCTAGTGGAATTGTGTCAAACAAATGTAGTACAGCGTCAGTGCTTTGCTTCCCGTCTTTGCGATGTACTTGCTTCATTAGATCCTGGAAGTCTGAACTCATTACTTCGCCGTCTAGCACTAGCGGATATGGCACAGGATACTCTGCAACAACTGCTTCTAGTTCTGCAATGATATGTCCAAAGTTGTGGAACTGTTTTCCGTTGCGGCTAAACATCTCTACTTTGTTGCCTTGGATGATTGTGATAACACGTACACCATCTAGCTTGATTTCGATCTGCTTCTTACCAACCATTTTCTTTTCGTGCTTGGCACTGTCATGTGCAAGACTGCAAGTAAACACAGGAACAGTACCTGGTACTACTTTGTTAACAGTTTTTTCACTTACACCGCAACGTAAATCTTTAATAAGGATTCTACGATACCAATCATTCCATTGTTCCGTAGTAGCAACACTCATTGCTAGTTCAATAGCATCACGTGCCGCATGTCCTGTTAGTTCACGCTGTTGTAATTTTTCTGCAAGTTCTTTGAATACTTCCCAAGACAGTCCTTGTCCAGTTAATACATCTGAACGCTCTGGTACTTGCTTTACACCAAATGTAACAAGAGCATCAAGTGCCATAGCAACACCTTCAAAGAACTCTGGAAGTCCTTCGTCGTGTGCGGCCTGAATGATACCTTCTTTGTTTAGACGACTAGGGTGAATTTCTAACTGTCGAATAATTGCATCTGGTTGTGTTCTCATACTTGCCTCGGTTCTGTGCCTGTGATACTGTACATTTTCTTTATAATAGCATCAATGTCCGATTCTGTCAACCATCCTTTTACCGTATCACCTTCTGCAGTAATACCAGGCAATTCTGTCATACCACTAGCAACCCCGTCACAGGCATCGAAGGCAGCAATTTCGTATTTGCATTGCTCTCTACCGTAACCGTCATCAATAATGCTTAGATGATACTTGCCAAAATCTAAAACGATTTGTCTGCCAGCATCTTCTGTTCTAATATGCATGTCCTGTTGTTTTGTTAACCAATTGAAGTTCGCTAGTTTCATAATATTCTGGCTCCATGTCTAAGCTCTTGTGGTAATCAAATACGTCCCATCCTTGTAAAGCATACCACGTTGCTTTTTTGGGTGTGGTAAGGACGAGCTGTCTTTCAACAATCTGCCCGTCCTTCCACTTTTCTAATTCATACATACGATGTTCAATCATCGTACTCTAAGTTCTTCAATGTTGATTGGAGTGTAGTCGATTTGCTCAACACTCACACATCTGTGGAACTCAGTCGGCGATGGATTCTGGTGAATGTGTCCGTGTACGTTTACCATACTGCCTTCGCCGAATCTGTGACTCTCACCCAATGTACTGTTGTGTACAGGAACGTGAGTCAACAACAATCCAAACTCAGGGAACATTCTCCACAAGTCAATCTTGCCCCACCAGCCTCCAGCAACGTGAAACTTGATGTTGTCGTGGTTGCCGACAACCAAACGCTTCTGTCCGTTCAAACGAGGCATGTTGGTGTCCATCCACTCTTGCTTGCGAGTGCCAAACAACACATCGCCCAAGTGGTACACTTTATCGCCAGGCTTGACTACTGAGTTCCAGTTAGCGATCATTTCTTCGTTCATGTCGTTGACATCATTCCAACGATCGCCACGAGTGGGTCTGCCTTCTCTATCTGAGAAAGTCAAGATGTTAGCGTGATCAAAGTGCGTATCACTTATTAACCATATATCTCTTGCCATTGGATTACCCTCTTTAAACTATATATCTATATTATACGACATTATGCCTCTAATGTCAACCGAATTTGGCGCGGCTAAAGAGATTCGAACTCCTGACCTTAGGTTCCGCAAACCTACGCTCTATCCAACTGAGCTATAGCCGCTTAATACATCTAGTATACTTTATCATACACTAAATGTCAACCTAAATTGGAGTGAGCGACAGGACTCGAACCTGCATAGTCTTTCGACACGGATTTGCAATCCGTTGCATAGCCTTTCTGCCACGCTCACATATTGGCGGAGGGCGAGGGATTCGAACCCCCGGATGGTTTCCCATCGTCTGATTTCAAATCAGGTGCAATAAGCCAGACTCTGCCAGCCCTCCTATAATGGTCGGAGTAGTAGGATTCGAACCTACGACCTCTGCATCCCAAATGCAGCGCACTACCAGGCTGTGCTATACTCCGTGGCATAGGTGCAGGGATTCGAACCCCGATCAACGGTTTTGGAGACCGCCATGTTGCCATTACACCACACCCATAAAAAAAGCCCCTAACATTATTAGTGCTAGGGGCTTATCTTAAATAACTTTTTTAAAAGTCGCGTTAAGACATACCCCTTCCTTGTGACGGGCACCAGCACTGTAATGATGACTGTTGTAATGATCTTAACACGTTAGTATTCCTTTTGTTTAGTATGTTTATACTATACACGTTTATTTATCATCTGTCAACCATTACTTTGACAATTTAGATAGATTTTTAAAATAAAAACAGAAGCAAGTAAACAAGTAATGAACTGTGCAATGTGCATTGAGGTCCGCATTCCGCTTCGCCTCACAAGCAATCTACAATAAGCAATCTGCAGAAGACTCGTTTATTTCCAGCAATCAAAGTGCAAGTGTTCTATTAATCTGGAGCATACAAGCACGGAGACATTTCAAGTGTCATTGAGCTATTCGTTGTTTTTGTACAGCGTAAAGCCAGTACCGTAACAACACGTTTGTCCATCCTAATCTTTTACTTACTTCTGGGTGATTTACGCTTCCAACGCATAACCACCAAAACTAATATAGCATACTAGGTTTACTATTCTCTTGCCGACCGATGTAGACAAACTATGTTTACCTTTTACTAGTATCACGATCCTTAAGCCTCGAACAAGGTTCGGCTTGCGGGCCTCACGAGCCTAGTATGCTATAACCTTAGAGGATGTCTGCTCGCTCCAAGAAACGAGCTGTTTCCTCATCTAACTCAATCTCTGTCTGAACGTTTAGCTCAAGCAGAGTATCCTGTAGCTTCTGCTTCTGACGCTTCAAGTCAGCAACAGTACGCTTAAACCCATCTACTTCTTCTTTAGTGAAGACAGTAGTTGTTACATCGTTATTGCCGTATGCATAACGATCGCTGTCTGCGGCTTTGATTTTAGCAATCTTGCCTTCAATCACTGCATCGCTTAGACGAGCGTTCTGTGTTGCAAACGTGTTGTTAAACTGGATTTCTTTCTCCAGCATAGCAACATCTGCCAGCATGTCGTTGATGCCTGCTTCAGCGTTTGCTACAGACACTGCCTTGCGGATCTCAAACAGAGCGCCTGCAAGTTTTGCGCGAGTGGCACAGTGAGTGTCGAACACCGTACGCACAGCATTGATCTGTTCGTTATGGTCCTCAAACTCATTAATGCGAACTGATGTGTCAAAGCTCAAACCTTTGATCATATCGTTGATGCTGACTTGTACAGCATTTGCTTTGCGTAGTGTAATGTTCATTTGCCTTTTTCCTTTGTTTATGTGTTTATTATACAGTATTTTAGGAACTTGTCAACCTATTTTGTACAAGTTCTGCAACTTCTTTTGCTATTAAAACTTCGTAATGATTATAGCTTACGTACTCGTATTCCATGTCCTGTCTTGCTGTCATGCTCTTTAGTGTAACAACACCGTCATTCTCACCAAAGTGCCAAGGTACATTTCCTGTCGTACTAACCACTTGCAGCCAAGGACACTTAATTTTAATCTTTAAACTGTCTACCAAATTTCACCACAGGCGCTTAAAACACTAACACAAAGAGTAGGTAATTTCCAATGTGTCGACCAACCAAATCCTGCTATGCACTGGACTTCCTTCTTATCGCCGTCCCTTTCGGGCTAGTGTATAATGGTGCCGGCACCAAGATTTGAACTCGGGACCTGATGCTTACAAGGCAACTGCTCTACCAACTGAGCTATACCGGCGTTATCTTCTTACTCTGCAACTAGGACAAAAATCATCATGCCCTAGTTCCGTTTTACATTCTGGACAATTATTCATAAAAGTAATTATCTGCGTCTACTTGCTTTTTTCTCTAAAGCGGCTTTACGTTGCAATGTGTGCTTCATAGGACCTGCATTTAGTTCTACTGTATGCGCTCTTGCTGCCTCTACGGCATTTTTAATAATAGCATCACGTTCTTCTTTTGTCTGCATAATGCTACTCCTTTCTAACTTTCTAAGTTTACTACTTAGTCTTCGTTGTCACCGTAGTCTTCATCTGTGGCAACTATTTCAACAGGAAGTTCAGTTTGGAACGAACGAATCATTTGTTCTTCCAGTTCGTCAGCATCAAACTTACCAGATGCAATTTGCTGAATCGCATCATGCTGTCCGGTTGCTTGCTTTGTTCTAATCAAGTAAGCACAAGCTGCCACTAGATTTGTTCTATTAATACCTGATACTTGAATTGCTTCCTGTACATATGCGCTCATTTGTTGTAACCTTTCATTGTTACTTGTTATGATTATGGAGCGGGTAGGGGGAGTCGAACCCCACTCAGCACGGCTTGGAAGGCCGGCGACACAACCCATGTGCTTACCCGCATATGGCGGAGAGTGTGGGATTCGAACCCACGGTACGCTATAAAACGTACGACAAGTTAGCAACCTGCTGCTTTCGACCACTCAGCCAACTCTCCTATAATACACACTCCCAGTTTATCAGATCTGTTGCTTCTGCTATACAGTAAGCAGAGTATGTATTAACTTGGCTCCCCGAGCTGGACTCGAACCAGCGACACATTGATTAACAGTCAATTGCTACTACCAACTGAGCTATCGGGGAATAAATTTTTAAATAGCGTGAAGTTTACTTATGAAACTTCAATTCGATTCTTTGTCCTTCATGCCAAAAAGTAACAATACTGTGACTGTATACTTCGTTCTCTTTTTCTTTGTAGCGTGTTTCAATTTGACATTGGCGTTCAGTAGTATAGTTACGTGGGCCTTTGTCTTGTCCGCCAATGATAGCACCAGTAATTGCTCCAACTCCGGTCATTGCTTCTTTACCGTCGCCTTTGCCAAACTGATTACCGATTACACCGCCGATGAGACCGCCGATGATTGCGCCTTCTGTATTAGTTCCTTTTTTCTGTGGAACTTGAATATTTTTACATACTTCAACCTGATAAGGAATCTGTTCAATAACAGTCTTATAATGATCTTCAACATATGACTCGCTTGTAGTTCTAGCAAGGGCTGGTGTCGCCGTTACTGCTACAAGACTTGCTGTGATTAGTAAGTGTTTCATAGTTAACATAGTACTTTATTTATATCCTCTTGTCAACCTATTTTTTACTCTGAAGTAACAATTTCGTAAATTTCTTTCCAGTTCTTTACTCGACGGACTCTATCATCATCCATGTTGTAACCATGTTCCATAACCAATGGACGTAGTCCGACTTTTTCACCATCTAGAGCGTTTTCTACTTTGTCTTCAACCCACCATAAGTTACTGCCTTCGAACTGTTCTAGAACTTTATCTTTGTCAGCACCAGTGCCTAAGTATATAAAGTCGATAAATGTATCTTCGCCGAACAATTTTTTAATGTTCTTAGTACGCAATTTCTGTGCATACTTATTCGTGCTTAGGCTTGTAATACACACAAAATTCCAACCTTCATCGGCTAAGCGTGT